TCGTCCTGTTAAGGATAGTGATTGAGCACTTGCTACAGCGGCAAGATTTCCGTCCCTCTTGTCATCGAGTTGTCGTAGGCACACGTGTTTAGCCTGTGCGAGCCATTACTGTATAATATTGGGTTTTAATGCATTTAGACTTGTTGTCTGAAGATTATATCTTGTTGATAATGTGTGAGCCGTGTACACGAACCTGTATGTGTCCGTTATAATAATTTGTTGTTTCTAACACTTTGCGTGAAAATTGTTCCCTTGCTTCGATGTAGCTGCATTCAGCTTTGCTTCGACAATAATACAGTATTTCTCTTGTAAAATTTTCTTCGCCCAGTTCAGCCACATCCTTGTTTAATTCCGTATTCGAGCCATAATATGTTTGCCAGTCTGAATCTATTTTTCCCTTGATTTTTTTACGTTTCTTTTTGCCATTTTTTAGTTTGACCATTCGGTAAGTGGTCTTGCTAAACTTGGCCAATTTTTTTCCAACATACATCCTGCCGGTCAGCTTATTTGTAATCAAATAAACAAAACCAACACAGTCTTCGGGTAGAGTTTCTACAAGGGAGTTCTCGAAAAGCCAGGTCATTCATGCTTAGTTATCATCGTAACAAGAATGTCATAATTTTTTCCCGTAAATCCAGCCCAACTGCTGTGTTTCGTGTATCCAAGTAAAAATTGGAGTGGTAATATCCAAACGCCATTCACCATTCCAACTGAGGTAATTGCTGGACATTGTTTCTCTACCTATAAGGAAATAACGTCCACGATAGATGAAATCAGCCAACTCGTACCCTTCAATGTTGACAGTTTTGACTACGACTGCTTTGTCGGCCACAATTTGATTGTTCTCAACCCGAGTATCATCATCCAGCTTGTTGGTAAACCCAACTGCAATAGTGTGGTTACCGTCTTGGAGCGAGACGTCAAAGTTGTAAGTGGCTGTGTCTCGCAACACACCCCGATCCTGAAGGTGGTCATCAATTTTGATATAAAACTCTGGCCAGCGGTCCGCATAGCCCACAGGATCTACAGTTATGCTAAACTTTAAATTAGTAGCCATATTCTATTAAAAAATCTTTTAGTATGGGAAATTGAGCAGTCACGTCAGTGCCACGTCGGGTGTCTAATTCGCGCAATCTACGTGCCGCTTCGCGTCTCAGGTCCACATAATCTTCTGTGTGTTGCAAGCTAGCAATACTGCTTTCTGTTTCTTTGATACAGTTTTCTAGTGCATAAGCTGGATTACGCCAATTGGTCATGCCAGCTGGCCTGTCCTGTTTTAGTCGATTCAGTTTTGTCAGCAACTGCTCAAAATCTTTTTGCAACATTTGTTTGATCGATTTGGGCAAGATTTTGATCTGTTGCCAGACTGGATCTGTGGCAAAATAACTGTCAACTACTAGCCCTTGTGCCGCACACCATTCAATGACATCCACATATTCTGTGATAGTCAAAAATGTAGGCACAGTACGTATAACAAAATCCACGTTTGTGGGCGCATCTCTGCGTGCCTGTGCAATGTTGTCGATCAAGGTTTCAAACGTACTGCCATAACGAATGTAGTCGTTGGTTTTACTCATGGTTTCGATACTGAAACTGACTTCGGCACGTTTAAATTGCGCCAACTTGGGCCATAACTCTGTTAAATCGTGCATACCATTGGTGGTAAAGCTAAAACTGTAGTTGGTGTGCCCTGCAGCAACCAAGGTGTCAATCAGTTGATGAAAACGCTTGTTAATGGTGGGTTCACCGCCGATAATGTGCAGATTAACCAAGTCTGTGGCCAACAATGTTGCACACATCTGATCCCAAATCGCAGGATCATCGGTCCAATTTAATCTACGAGCATCCTGTATCCAACCCAAGGCTCGGTAGTCTTGTGCCAGTTTAAAACTGCTGTATGGACTACACATAATGCAGGCTAGGTCACATTCGTTGCCCAAACTCAAATGATAACTGACCGGCCGTGTAGTGGTCTCACCGTCGTTGTGCAGGCTGTGTTCAAATATGGTTCTGTGCGGACTTTGATCGAAACTCTTGTTGAAGTTGAGATCGTTAAACAGCACACTCTTTAGGTTTTCCTTGATACGCTTGCTGTGACTGCCAATTGAGTCTTGGTGTTGGCAGATAGCACAGGCTGGATTAGGTGTGTCTGACATTTTTTGCAAGCGTTCATCTCGCAGTCGGCGGCTGTTCCAGTATTCGTCCACACTATAGTTGCGTATGTTCCAAACCTTGGCTTGATCTGTTTCGGTAATCAATTCAGTCATACAACCACAGAGGTCATAACTGCCGTCGTGATTGATATGGATCTCATACCAAGGTATGTTACAGAATATATTTTTATTGGGCATCTCTACACTTGTGTTTGCAAATATCTAATGGTGCTACTTCAAATCTGGTATACAGCTCTTCCCACAGCGGGTCCTGTAGTATTTCTTTAAGAGTACGAGTCTTGATGTTGATTTGATCTCTATATTTTTCTACAAAGTCGTTGTACATATAGCCCGAGTTGAACCAAGGGCAAGGAAATACCAGTCCGTCTACATTGATAAACATTTCTTTGTCACCGTTAATACAGCGAGCCCACGGGTGTGCAGCCCGAGTAGGATGTCGGCGCAGTAGTGTGCGATTACCGCCACGATCACTAATGGGCAATCTAGAAACACGATACTTACCTGATGCAGCGATATACATTGGACTTGGCTTAAGTGGATCAGTGCCATTAATTAAGTACGCACCATCAAATTTAGTACTGTGTACAGCGTCAAACGTATCAAATCCTAGCTCTTGTGCTAGATTTTGTATATGGCCCATTTCTTTTTCATTAAAGTTAAAGTAGATAGCCGACCAATTCATAATACAATTACTATTGGCACGTAAGGCTTTAGCACCACGTATGATACTTTCGAAGTTGCTGTTAACTCTATATTGCTCGTTTGATTCTTGATCCCACCCGTCAACACTGAATGTTACAGTATCATCATTGTTTAACAGTTCGCCTAGTTCAATCCACCAGCTGGTATCTTTATAACTACCGTTGGTAACAATGACCAAACGAGTATCAAACCGACTAGTTTTAATATATCTAACAATTTCTAAAAAGTCTTTGGCATAGATGGGATCGCCAATGTCACCACAGAATGTTATTTCATCTATTTCACTCAACAGGTCCGCAGTAAAAGCACGTTGAAACTCAAGCAGGCTAATTTCTCTGTTGAGTGCTTCGGGCCGTAACTCCGTGCGAGGACAGCGTGGACATTTCAAAGTACATTTGCTACTGACTTCGATATGTATACGATGATGATCAAGCAATGTCAATGTCGGTGTTGTAACTTGTGTATCCATTTTCTTTGACCACGTGTAACGTATTGTTTACACGTCCAGACAATTCGTCTTTGTGGCTTACTAGCCATATACTCTTGTGTGCTTCGCGACTCATCTTTTTTAAGACGGCCAGCGCATTTTCAACACCCGAACTATCCATACCCGAATCCACTAACTCATCAATGAACAGTAGGTTAATAGGTTGATATAGACTTTCCCAAACGTCACGGAACGCCCAACTCAAGCTCAAGATCAAACGATTGCGTTCACCGCGACTCAAGTTGTCAAAGTCTAGGTCTCGTCCCAACTCTGTAATACTCACAGTCAAATCGTTGTTGAACTTGACTGTGTGTGGTAAGCCAATACGGTCCAAGTATTGTCCCAAGCGGGCATTTAAATAACTTAGGTTCTGATCAATAATACGTTTGCGAATAAATGAATCTTTGTTGGTCAACAGTTTAAGCAGGAACTCTTGATGATCTCGTAGATTGGTCAACTCGTTGATGGTATCAAAATTGATTTCTTCCACAGCAGTTGCTTGCATTTCTGCAATTTGTTCGGTATACGGATCATTTTCAGCTGCCTTGGCAGTCAACTGTTTGATCAAATTGTCCACAGTGGCCTGATGTTGTATAGCTTCGCTTTCGGTGTCGTAAAATGTCACAGGCCGTGGACCCAGAGTGCCCAGCCCGGTGTGAGCCTGCTGTAGTTCGTCCAAAGTGGCAGCATAGGTTCTCTGATTTTCCTCTGCTGTCGCCAAATCTCTCTGCTTCGATCCCAACACCTGTTGGTGCTTTTCGTCGTGGAACTCTTGACCACAGGTATGACACGTGTGATTTTCCAGCGAAACAAGTTCTGCAGATACCTTGGCAATGGTTTTTTCCTCGCGGGCCAGGTCCAGCTTTGTCCGACCAATCGCCGTCGATAGTTCATTGAGATCCTTTCTAGTTTGATCCCACGTCTTAAACGCTTGGTGTGCCTGAATTTCGGCCTGAATGTCGATCCTCTGTAGTTCTTCGATCGCCGTTTGAATCTTATCGATCTCTTCATCGTGTTTGTTATTCCACAAAGTCTGTCTGCGCTTCAATGCTTCAATTTGTTCTTCAATACGCTTGTTGGCATCGCCCACGGCTTTGATACGGAATTCCTCTTGTGTGATAGCATCCTTGGTTGCTTTGTTTGCTTCTTTGAGATTGTCGGCTTTTTCACTCAATAGTGTAATGCCCAATAATTGTTCAATGATGGTGCGCTGGTCATTGGCTTTTAAACTAAGGAATGGTTCGGTGTAGGTGTTGAGCGCCACAATGTGTTTGAACATTTCGTGACTCATGCCCAACATACGTTCTATTTCGGCCTGTGTTTCTCTACTATCACCCTGCGCATCATCGGTAATTTCTTTTTCTTGATCACCTACCCAGAATTTCATAACACCAGGCTTACGTCCGCGCTCGATGCGATATGCTTCGCCGTCTTTTTCAAAATCAATAGTGACCATCATTCCTTTACTATTGGTTTTGTTGATCAAGTTGTCTTTTTTGATGTTGGTAAGAGCATTGCCGTACAAGGCATAACTGAGTGCATTGATAATGGTGGTTTTGCCTGTGCCGTTACGAGCACCCGAATCATCACCGCCCAAATCTAAATTTTCGCCCAAGACCAAAGTGAGATCTTGTCGATCAAAATCAACTGCTTGTGTGGTATTGCCCACACTCATGAAGTTTCGAACCGTTAGAGTTTTTATTTTAAACATTAGTCTACATTATAGATTGATAAATGGTGTATGTAAATCAAATTGAACAGATTGTTATCCAGCAAAATGATACTCGCTGTTGCTGAAAATAAATTGATTGCCGTCGGTTTGCCAATCCTCCCCCAAGTCTGGGCACGAGTAGTACAACACGTGATTGTCTAATTTAAATTGAAAAAAGTTATCGCGCGGTGCGCCAAAATTATTCATTTGTAATCGACTATCGGGTGTGTCCTTGTCAACAGTTTTTATCAACATACCGGCATTGCGTGGATTGGTACAAAACAGTCGATTAATAGCACGAATATTTTTTTCACGCATCAGTTTTACCGCTTCTCTATTGATGGCAGCAGTGGTATTGACAGTCAGATCAAAATCAACAGCACTGATATTTTTGAGTAAACCTGTTAACGAACCCGGTACCACGTGATCAATAGGAATAAAATTTATTCGATTGTCTGTGATAAATTCGCTCAACATACTCAAGTAATCGTTACCGCCAGGCACGTCAACATCGTTGAATACAAAATGTTCACGACACAGCATAAATCCCGGCAAAAAATTCCAACAGAAATTATAGTCCAGCAAGTGTAAATTTCTAGTGTGCAAAATACTGTCGGTGTTGCTGTACCCCAGTATTGTGGCCATGCGTTGACTCACGGCTGTGATTTTTTTGTGTGTGGCAGCGGCACCGGTGACCAAGTCTTTTGTCAGCACCAATTCGTCAGTGCAACGTATGTCATTTTTTACTGAGGCCAATTGTGCAGTATCTTTGACCTGATAGTCTTGCCAATATGCATTGACCACAACATCTTTGCTCAATGCTGTATACAGTTGGTGATCCCAGTCCGACTTGGTACCAAAATCCAGTATGTAATCAATTGGCTCTAATCCGGTGGGAATAGGGTTGTTCTCCTTGCTATTTCGTATGCGCCAGGTTGCAGGCACTCCATTGATCAAGACCAACCCCAATTCGGCAGCAGCAAACACGCTGGCAAAATAGTCAATGGTCATTACGCTAAAATCAATCAATATGGTTTGACCTGGTTGTACACAGTATTGTTCAATGTAAAACATTTTCCAACGATCAATGCGATCACACAGGTCGTCGTAACTGTAGGTTTTAATGTGTGCCATTTTGTCGTGGTATTGAAATACCATTGCGGAATTGATTGAATGTCTAGTTATCATTGTTGAGTCCTGTGTAGCCCATCGCTTGAGCTATTTCTGTGTGAGTCTTGGTAAAGTCTTGTGAGCGTATACGGTCATAGTACGCCACAGTTTTTATAAATTTTTGTCCGTTGCTGCCGGCGCTTGATTTGATTCTTTGAGCTAGATTACGCAAAGATTCGTTTGAACTAGTTTGATATTTATCAACAACCAAGTCACGTGCCGCAGAAGTCATTGAGTCTATGCTCAGGTAATCGGGATCATCCAAGTAGTTTAAAGTGACCATTATGTTGTGTTGGTCGGCCCACTCATACAAACGATCCAGGTAATAAATGTTTTGTATGTTGACAGTGGGGAATATGCTTACTTTGAACACAGGATCGGCAGTTAACTCTTTGAATCGTAAAATATTTTGTTCAACTGCTGTCCACGTGCCACCGCGCTCTAATTCAAATTGAATGCCCACATTGTCAATACTCAAACAAACATCAACTTCGCGAAATTGTCGCAGAGTATCAATCAAGTCCTCGGGATATACGCTACCATTGGTGTTGAAGTGCAAACGTATATGATCAGCGTGACCATTGGCCACAGCCGAATGTAAAAATGTCTTTAACTCTTTTAACAAAAACGGTTCACCGCCGTAGAAATCTAAATTTTCTACGTCGGGTATGAGTCGATCTAGCTCGCCCCACATAAACTCATTGTAGCCAGCCCAACGATCGCCCACCACCGGAATACTAATACCACGTTGTCGTTGACTTTGTCTCACTTCCTCGGCCACCAAACTACTACTAGTTGGGTTACAAACACGGCATTTAAAATTGCATACATTACCGGGCTTCAAGTCCAAGCTGCGTACTTTTAGGTCATCGTGCCAGGTACTGTAAAAATCACGGCTGTTCTTGCCTATGTGCCATTGGCGATTTGATTGTAAGCCTTCAGCTTCGTGACGCCAACATTTTTCACAGCCCTTGGATTGCACACCAGACAATAGTTCTGTACGTATACGATTCATTTGATCACTGTGATATAACTCTGTTAAGGTATTATCGTTGCCGTTACCAATAAACTCTTTGCTTACACAGCAAGGATATACATCGCCGTTGTGTCTAACTTCTAAATGACCCCACAGCAATGGACAAAACGTGTCACTGTTGACCTGGTATCCTGTTCCTGGTATGCCGGCATCAGAAATATCATTTTGCCAAATACAAAAGAACTCGCCAATGTCCAACAGTTCTCTGGCCCTGGCCACGTGATTAACCAACTCCGGGTCTGGGTAATTACCATAGAATACAATACGCTCGCGGTCGGCAAACTCATCCTTGCGTACACTTTCTAATAACTTGTAAGCAGCCGTTGGTGAGTGGCTAACTTCTGCAAAGTCAGCAAATACCAATAACTTATAGTCTTTTTCCAAGTTGGCTCGTAGTTCTTGCGTGTTCATCGTCGTCTGCAGGTGCTTACACACACTGGTATTGGTTGACTGCTTGTAAAACTTTTCTCATAGTTCTTTTGAAATACGTCACTGCGAATAATAGTGTCTAAGGTATGCGTGTGCAAATCAATTTGGCTGTAATCGCCGACTACTTCAATGATTTTCTTTTTGTTTATTAAATTACTCAGACCATAATTGGGAATACGATGCCATCCCATTAAATGACAGCAAGGCCACACAGTACCATCAGCATATATACCAATCCATTTGGTATCGATAGCTTCACAGTCAATTGCTGTGGTCTGAATATTCTGTTTGTATTCGCCTTCTACGTAGGAATTGACTTTGATTGTGGCAGGCTCTAGTCTGTGTGTTACCGTACCTTTATCATAAACATCTTGATAACCTTTGCCTTCAAAGCGACCTGAGCTACGTAGCCAAAATTTTTGAAATCCTAAGTCGCGACTCAATTGCTTTGCCTGTTCAATTTGATGTTGATTGTGTTGGAACACAATATATTGCCATTCAGCCTGTCCACCCGCAGAAATAAATGTTTGGGCATTTCGTATAGCAAGATCAAAGTCAACACCTATGCGATATAAAGGACTAGTATCAGCTAAACCATCAATGCCAAATACAACCTTGTCGTGGGGGTCTAATACTCTAGCTAAATCTGCCCAGGTATCGGCGGAACCAAGTCCGCCATTGGTGTGTACTGTTATTTGGGCCGGACTATGCAGTTTCATATAGCGCACAATATTCACAATGTCTCTGTGTGCCATACAGTCGCCGGTACTGCCTTGAAAATTAATATTGGTTAATTGCGCCCAGAAGCCGACGGGAATTTGATTGCGAATTACATCTAGTGATAGTTCGTCACGTAAGAATTTATTAACTGTACCATCGGGTGGGGTGCGTAAGCATTGAGGACAACGAGCCTGACACTGATTTGTAGGCTCAATTTCTAGTCTGCGGATATCCTCAAATGCATACATTACTCAGAGATTTCTGTAAATGTCCAACAGTAAATTTTTGTTGTACTGCTCGCTTTCAATGGAATTCAGTTGTCCGAACACAATCTGATCCACCGATTCAAATGCTATGTTGCCTTGTATTTCGTATTCGCTTAGATCTGTGGTTTTGGCCGGTATCAAGGTAATTTCACGCAGGTTGTAAGTGTCAATAAAAGTTTCTTTGATAAATGTGGCTTCTTCGTAGCTGATATCGATATCTAAATTTACCCTTACGTGCATATTGGGCCTAAGCATAACTTCGGTGTGCTTGAGCACATCACTCAACTGGAACACACGATACATAGGTTGATCAGGCCAGGCGTGATAAACTGGTGGCTTGTCCCATTCTAGAATCATTAGGCCGCGGTCATCATCACCGGCATCGGCATAGTTGTGTGGAAAACAGTTGCCCAGATAGGTAATATTGCCTTTGGTTTGACGCTTGTGGAAATGACCTGAATAAACGTGTTCAAAACCTTTGAGGTCGTTTTTGGGATCTACATCACCGTGATCGGGCATGGCAACCATGGCATTCATCAAATAACCTGGTAATTCAAAGTGCCCAAACATATATTTACCAGTTAATTTTTTTAAACGCTTGTGGTCATCACCAATGAGCCACGGAGCAATAGTAACATCACCTTGAGTAAACCAATCATTCACAATCTTGATGTTGGGTAGGTGTTTGGCCCACTCCACGCTTTGCACATCTCGCTTGTCTCTATAGTATAAATCGTGGTTGCCGGGAATAAAATACACAGAGTCAAAATTGTCATTCAAATGTTCCAAAGCTCTGAGACTGTAGCCCAGAGTTAAAATATTGATTGACGCACGATTGTTGTGCCAGTCACCGGTAAAGATGCAGGTTTCACATCCTTCCTCTTTGGCTTTGGCTGTGGCCCATTTGACAAAGGCCAAACAGTCTTCGTTGTGCAAGGTACTATTGGATTTTAAGCCGAAATGTATGTCTGTGAAGACTGCGGCCTTCTTAAAAAGGTTTGTCATAGTTACACAGTATAACTGATTGTTTTGGTAAATGCAATACTAATTTGTTCAATCGTCGTAGCCACCATCACTGCTGCCGGTACTGATTTTCATACCTTGACGTGTGTAGCTTGGTGTTAAGTTGTTCATTTCTAAAATGTCATCACGTAAGTTTTGATTACGTTTTTCAATATTTAGAACACGTGTAAAACTGTTGGTAATGGCCGCTGTGTAATAGGCAAATGGATTTTGACTTTTAGATTCATCAAACTGTAGTCCAATTTGTGATAACTGTAACAATGCTTGACTACGCATTTCGTCGTTGTAGGTGTAACCACGCCAGTTGCTACGAGTGGCATAGCGTTCGCACAGCTTGATAAACATATGAGCCAATTTTGGAGTCATTTTGCCGTGATCTTTGCTGAAGTTGCCCTTGACAAAATCACCTTGCCAGTGACTACGTCCCACCAATACAGGTTCGCCCTCTTCGGTAACTGTGTAGTGTTCAAACGGCGGAAAATTAACTTTGACATATTTGGTATTGCCGGCAATGTCCAAGGTGTCATCGTCGTACTCGGAATGAGTAACAGCACCCTCTTCTTCTTCGTAGGCTTTGATAGCGGCTTTGCGGCTTTTGACATCGTCCACTGGAATATGATCCCATGTCATGACACGGAATACCACATCGGTGTCAGGCACGTCCTTGAGCTTGATTTCAAATTCGTCCATCTTGCGCTTGGTGCCGTCGGCTGTAGCTGCTTCGTGCGCCAGCTTTTGCAAACGCACAGCACGATCTTTACGTGCTTGCAAGATGTTCTTTTTGTTTATTTTTGATACTGCTGGCAAAATCATATCGTAGTCTGCGTAGGCAGGAGCAGTATAGTAGCAATAGGTATTTTTGCTTTTGTGAATTTCTTTTAGAATGTCTTTGTTGTTAAGATAGTTATGGCGCACCTCTAGTTCCTTTAAAGTTAGCACATACTAACATAATTATCTTCGCAAGGTCAACCTTTTTTAAAAAAATCTTTATATGCCCACATATTGATATCAATAAATACTGTATAACACAGGAACACTTATGCCAGTTTTACCTAACGCACCACTACCCGGTAACAGCTTAGACGGCTCATTTGGGCAACAGATCGGGCAGGCCATAAGCTCAAGCCTGTTGGGTTCTGTTGGATTGAGTTCAAGATCCAATGCAGTAAACGTGGCTGATATGTTCAAGTACAGCACCAAAACAACTGCACCTGCACCTAGATTTACCTATCCTAATGCCAATCAGGACTGGCGAGTGCGTATCAGTTTACCGGCTGGCGCAAACTATTTTTACAACGATCCCAACAACAGTTTACTGAGTCCGTTGCGTACTGAAGTCAATGGATCGGGTGGCGGTGGCGATTTTGCCTTGACCGGCATAGCCAATGCGCTATTTGGCGGATCGCAACGAGTTGGTGTAGTTTTTCCGTATACTCCACAAGTGCAGATAACTCATACTGCAAACTATTCTTCGCAAAAATTAACTCACAACAATTACGCACAATACTATTACGAAAGCAGTGAAGTGTCGGCCATTTCAATCTCGGGCGATTTTACTGTGCAAAACATCAACGAAGGTCAATACCTGTTGGCCTGTATCTATTTCTTCCGCAGCGTTACTAAAATGTTTTTTGGATCTGATCCAGCAGACCTAGTAGGTAACCCACCGCCCATAGTTTATTTGAACGGATATGGTCAATACTATTTGCCCAATGTGCCGTGTGTGGTCACCAGTTTCAGTCACACTATGCCGGCTGAAGTTGACTATATGGACATTCCTGAACCAGGCTTGCCCAATTTCAACCCACAGTTGACCGGTGCAAGATTAAACAGCACACGCTTGCCAACTACCAGTTCTATTTCAGTGTCTCTGCAACCTGTTTACAGTCGTACCGCACAGAGTCAAAACTTCAGTCTCGAAGATTTCTCCAATGGTTCATTGATCAATCCGCCTGGTGCTGGCAACCCAGCCAGTGCGTTTGGTGCAAGTCACGGTTCTCAGTATGCCAGCAACAATAAAAATGGTGGATTTATTTAATGGCCAAATATTCAAACACTAGCCCTTACAATGGTACCGGCACGTGGGGGCCATTTTTAGACATATGGGTTGGAAAAACAATTCCTGCTGCCAGCACCGATGCCAGATACGAAATTGACCCACCTTTTAACCTACGTCCCGATCTGCTGGCACACAAATTGTATGGCGACAGCAACTTGTGGTGGGTGTTTGCGGTGCGTAATCCAGATGTACTTAAAGATCCTGTTTTTAATTTTCTTGCACCCAACATCATTTACGTGCCCACTGCTACCACAATCAAAAAAGCATTGGGTTTATAAACCATGGCCGTTCAAGCTCCAATTCCCACTAGTGTAGTACCCAATCCCCTGCACAATTACGCCAGCTATACCTACACTTGGAGCCTATGGTGGTTGGATGTTGCAGACTACAATGCATTGACTGCCAGTCAAGTTGAAAGTGCTGTCACTTATCAGTTGGGGCCAAACAGCTACGTGGTCGCCGAAGATTCCGGTCTATATCCAGATCGCCGACTGCCCAGCACAGCCGGCCTAAATTATTATATTCAAGATGTTGAATTTACAACAGTAATTGGACTTAATAAAAAAAGCAAAAGTACCAACATGATTGAAGGTACGTTTACCATCATTGAACCCTACGGAGTTACCTTGATTGACAGCCTGCTGATGGCCAGTCAAACATCGTCGGGATTTCAAAATTACCTGCAACAGCCCTATATGTTAGAATTAAATTTTACCGGCTACGATGACAACGGCAATCCAATCGGTCGACAGTATGCCAACATATTTAGAAAACGTTTTCCAATAAAAATCATTGAGTGCAAAATCAGTGTTGGTACCAAGGGCACCGAATACAAACTGGGATTTGTTCCTACCGGATCCGGTGATGCACACAGCGACGAACTGCGCACTACTCCACGCAATATGTCTATTACAGCTCGAACAGTTGATGAGTTTTTCAACGGAGACCCCAATGCCAAACCGCCTACCAAAGGAGTGGCTGGCGAATTGGCAGATTTTTATCAGGCCGAAGTCACTGATGGCAAACGCACAGTAGCTGATGTTTTTAAATGGGAATTTGATCCAGAAATAGCCAAAAGCAGTATAGTGTCAGACCAGCTGACCCCATTGAGCCAAGGCAACCCCGATGGCTTTAAAAAAACTGGCGCAGTTGCTCCTGGCATTGATCTCAGCAAAAACACTTTTAACATACCAAAAGGTACTACCTACGTTGACATTATTAACAAAGTGTTGGCACAAAGCGATTGGCTAATCAACAAACAACTGGGATTGGAAAAGCCTGAAAAAAAAGAAAGCACAGAAACTTCTGTGTTTAACGCATTCAAGGTAGTGACTAAATCCACATTCCTGGCCTACGATAAAACACGCAATACCTATGGCAAACAGCTGACTTATAAAATACTACAGTATCCAACTTGGAAAACAGATCATCCTGACTTGCCACAGTTGTCGGACAGCACACCATACACAGCCAAGATTTACAACTACATATACACAGGAAAAAATACCGATATCATTGATTTTAAATTGCAGTTTGATACTACTTTTTACACGGCTGTTAACAAATATACCAAAACAAATGCAGCCACACAGGTTACAAAAAACACCAACAGCGAAGAAGTAACCAGCAAATTGCCAAGTTTTATGCCGAGCTTGAGTTTTCTTTCTCAATTTATTCCACAGCTGGCACAGATACCGTCAGCAACACCAGTTAGATATCACAGCGTGGTGGGCGACCAAAGCAACACAGTTGGTTTAAACATTATCAACAGACCAGCGGCACAACAAAGTGCCGACATATTGAAATCAGTATACAGTAATGCAGCCGGCGACATGGTCAACGTGCATTTGACTATCGTGGGCGATCCTACCTTGATCAAACAAGACGATTGGTTATATACCCCAACGCCCTCAAGCAAAACCGGATCTGGTGCTGTTTCTGCTGATTCGGTACAAGTGTCAACAGATAACAGTTTGTTGGGGCAGTTGGAAAACAGTTTGGCAACAGCAGCCACAAACATTGTGACTGGTGCAGTAAACAGTTTGATCAATGGTACTGTGAATCGATTGCTGGGCGGATTGGGAATAAAAGGTGCCGGCAACTATCTTTCATTGGGACAAGATCGATTCGCTGCACAGTATGGTCATATCAAAATGGACAGTGGAGAAGTGGTTTGCTCGCTTACTGTAAACACTCCGGTAGACATTGATATAGATATCACCAACCAAGGTCTGGTATATCCAAAGCCTGGTATGCGTACCAGTTTTTTTAGTGGACAGTACAAAATTTTAACAATAAAAAACAAATTCAGTCATGGGGTGTTCACACAGGAGTTGGACTTGGTTCGTTACAACAACAGCGATGCAGCCAAAGCATTTGGTGCAGGCAGTACTGGATCGGGCGCAGGCTCAGCATTTGGTCGAGTGGGCAGTACCATTGGCGGTGCAGTTGTTGGCGCAGTTGGCGGTGCAGTCGGCACATTACAAGACAATCTCAAAAGTTTACTGCCTACCAACGGGTCCAGTGCAGCCGGTGATGCAGCCACGTATCAACAAAAGATTGCCGAAAACGGATATGATACTGAATTGGATACTTATACTACCGACAGCCTGGGCAATACATACAAAGACGGATCGTTGTACAGAGCTGCCGAAGTTGAAGATTTCCCCGACGATGGCACAGCCGCAAGATCTGAAAAAATACCAAACGATGGATGGGGTGAGGGCACATAATGGGATCAAATCTAATACGCCGAACCGGTGCAGATCAAAGTACCAAAGCCGATGGCAAAAATTCTGGAATGACAGTGGACCCGGGTCCATACGAAGCCATAGTGGTCAGACACGTGGAAGGATCGCGTATGGGACAACTGGAAGTGTACATACCCGAGCGTGACGGCACATTCGACCCCAACGGCAAATACACTCCTGTCAGCTATGCCAGTCCATTTTACGGAACCACTTACGGAACTGATAGACAAAATTTACCCAATACTGCAGCCACAGCCGGTCAAAGTTACGGTATGTGGATGGTACCACCCGACATTGGTTGCAAAGTATTGGTCACTTTTGTGGCCGGCGACTTAGGACGCGGTTACTGGTTTGCTTGTGTGTACGATACACCAAGTCACCATATGGTTCCTGGGATGGGTCGAGCTGTTGGTAACAAAACTGCTCCTAGCACAGATGCCTTGGCTAGTAAAATATCCAGCAATACTGTGGTCCCGGTGATAGAATACAGCACCAGCGATCCCAAGGCCTTTACCAAAGATGCACTGACCAGTACTCCACGTTACCCACACGATGTACAGACTTCTATACTGCTCAATCAAGGACTTGATCGAGATAAAATACGCGGCGCTATTAGTTCTAGTAGTTTACGTGAATCGCCCAGCAATGTATACGGAATCAGCACTCCGGGTCGCAAGGCCACTGCAACCAATCAAGTGCCTGGTAAAACCCAAGAAGTTATATATCGCAAAGGCGGGCACAGCTTTGTAATGGATGACGGAGCCGCCGGAGATCCAGTCAACCCCGAAGGCACAGATCAACTGATTAGATTGCGTAGTTCAGGTGGACACCAAATTTTGATGAACGATACTGAACAAGTGCTTTACATTGCCAGCGCATCTGGGCATCAGTGGGTGGAGTTCAGTCCCAACGGACAAATCAACATTTACGCAGATCGTGGATTTAATGTACGCAGCAAAGGCACACTGAATCTACACAGTGACAAAGCAGTAAACATACAGGGAGACACAGTACATATCAGTGCCAGTGGCAAAGGTATTACTTTAGACACCGACGGCAAGATAAATCTAAATGCAATGGACAGCGCATCATTTAAATCCATTGGGCCAATGACCTTGCATTCAATGAGCACAGGATCGTTTGCGGCAGCCAATGGATTCAGCGCCAGCTCTGATGGAGAAATATCACTGAATGGCAGCAAGGTAAACTTAAACAATGGTGGCGGTGGTTCTCCATCACCGGCTACACCGCCTACAACAACCCCGCACCCAGATGTGGCATTGACCAACGGCGTATGGACCGAAGGTGACACGTTTGATTCTATCTGTACAGTGGCACCGTCACACGAACCTTGGAAGAGATCAAAATAACATGGATGCTGGAATCTTAGCTGCCAGTCGCGTAGCAGTAGCCAACCCATTACCAAATTCGTGGTTGGGTCGTGCCGACGCACCTATTGCCCCACCGGCTTGGGCCACCGGCAATAATGCATTGACATCTGCACAAATACGCAATTTGTTGGCACAGATTGCGTACGATCAAAGTGCTTGGAATTACGCCTTGATTGGTGACGACAACGAGTTGGGCCGATATCAATTTGAAACAACCATACTGGAACAGTACGGATTGTTGGCACCAGGATCCAACACAGCATACGGGTCAGGTTGTGTAAACTACCGCAACTGCTGGCGTCAGACTGCTGTTAAAAATGCCACCAATTCCTATGCAACATATCTGTACAACATTACCAATTTGAACGGATTTTTAACTAGCCCAGCTGCACAAGAGCACTTGGCTTATCAACGTTTGCTGGATTTGAACTATCAATTGGGCTTGATCAACGCCATAACTGATCAAGATACTGCTGATGTTGTAGCCGGAATGATATATGTGGCCTGGGGGTTAGGGGCAGGATCCAGCGCACACTCAACTTTGCCGATCGGAACCGGTGCCTATGCCTGGAGATATCACAACATAGGAGCCGGGCAAATCTATTACAATGCTGGCCGCTATGCTGTTACTGTTTTAGGTCAATAAATACTATTATGATTACATATCGCGGATTCAGCACAAGAAATAGCCCCAAAAAATACACGTTGACCGACTACGAGTTGGCCAAACAAGACCTCTTGAACTATTTCAACATACGCAAGGGCGAAAAACTAATGCAACCAAATTTTGGCACTATTATTTGGGATATGCTGTTTGAACCCTTGACTGAAGATACACAACAGATGATCACCGACGATATCAAACGTATTGTAACGTACGATCCTAGATTGACCATTGGGCAAGTGGCTGTGACACAGCAAGAAAATGGATTTTTGGTACAATTGACCTTGGCCTATATACCCACAGATCAAACCGACGTAATTAACCTGAATTTTAACCGCGCTTCAAACACCCTGACCACTAATTAACTGACCATATTATTTGCCCTGATAAATATTGAATACAGGGCAAAGATACAATATGGCACAAACAACACGTCAAACAAATCTATTAGTTCAGCAAGACTGGACCAAGATTTATCAGACTTTTACCAACGCAGACTTTACCAGCTACGATTTTGAAACCTTACGTAGCTCAATGATAAACTACCTCAAAGTTTATTATCCCGAGTCATTCAACGATTTCCTAGAAAGTTCAGAATATCTAGCATTGATAGATATGATTGCGTTTTTGGGTCAAAGTTTAGCTTTCCGTACTGACCTAAATGCCCGTGAAAATTTTATAGACACAGCACAGCGTCGAGACAGCATCATGAAGTTGGCTCGTATGCTCAGTTACAATCCCAAACGTGCCAACAGCTCAAATGGCCTGTTAAAAATTGAAAGCGTCAGCACAACAGAATCTATTACCGACAGCTCAGGACAAGACTTGTCCAATGCCACCATATTATGGAACGACACCACAAACGACAACTGGTTGGAACAATTTACCACAGTACTGAATTCTGCATTGATTTCCAATCAAGTGATTGGCAAACCTGGCAACACACAAACAATCAACGGTATTGAAACACAAGAATATTCCATTGGCATCAACACAAATACTTTGCCAGTGGCACAGTTCAGTACCACAGTTCGTGGCA